CCTTTTGTTGATATAAAATAAGAAGCAAACAATTGGGCTATCTTAGCAATCTGTATCATCACTTTATCTTCAAACAAAGGTTCTTCTCTGGAAAACAACTCCCATTCCTTTGCTTGTCTTGCTGATATATTTCCTAAAAAAGCATCCATGTTATAACACCCTGCTCCCCTTGCCTGTTTTAGCCAGAAACTTCTTCCTGGCCTTTTAAGTTTTTTACTAAATTCTCTTCATCTTCTTCTGTACTACCATTTAACTTTCGGGACACATCCAGACATCTGTCAATTGCTGCTACTGACTTTTTCCCTAAAGCAACAATATCTTCTGTTTCAGTAAATACTCTATAATTACCCTCTGGATCAGCACATAACACACTTACAAGTAAAGCAGCTCTTAAATTCTCTAAAGATAAAGTCTTTTTACCCTCTGCATCATCAACTAATTGGTTTGCTTCAAAAGCATCTCTTTCTTGTGCTGACATTGTTCTTATATAAATAGGAAATGGTAAATCCCATTCAGGTACTTTTATTTCTTCAACTGGAAAGTCATTTTGGTTAAATATATGTTTCTTTAATTCTGCTGCTCTTTTTTCCCAATTTATCTTTGGTGTTGCCATCTTTTTAATCCTTTTTATTATCCCATGATTAGGGAATTATTTTTAATTAACTACCACTCCCACTATCAACAGATATAGTTCCAGAAATCTTAATACTTACATCACAAGATACCGGTCCTTCTGGTACAGTCAATGGTAATTCAGTTACATAACCACTGAACTCTAAACTGGTATTTGATGCATCAGGTAAAATCAGTTCAAAATCAACAATTGTATCTGATTCAAAAAAGGTTTTCATTTGCTCATAATCAGCTCGATTAAACCACATTGTAAAAGTCATTACCCCTGGATCACGAAACCCTGTAATAAACTCACGATAACCACCTACAGTTGCCAAACTGGTAACATCATGAGTTTCCCTTGACATACTCGGTCCAGAAATATTAGTAACTTCACCAATACTTTTCCAAGTAGTATCATGATACCTCATTAATGCACCTACACCACTAATTGCATCTGTCATAATCTTTCTCCTCTATTTATGTTAATCACCAGATCGATGAATTTGAAAATTCAAAGAAAATTCAAATCTATTTTTACGATCTGTTCTCAAAAACCCTATTTCAGACCTGCATAAAATACTTATATACCTTGTCCCATTTCGAGTCTCACCATTTCTTTTTTCATGTAAATAATATTTAATATCTTTTATTAAAGTGTAACCAGTTAAATAAACATTATTTCTCACTATAACCTGTAAATTAGGTCTTTCCATATTGTATTGTAACTGACCCATACCCCCACTGTCAATCAAAACTACAACATTGTTTGGCTCAGATGGTTGTGTGTTTAAAAACAAATCAGTTCCAGCAACTAAGCCTAAACCTGAACTTGAATCTTCCAACATATCTTTAATATCTTCACTTGGAGGATTAATTATCATTTGAATTTAGCCTCCTTTCTTACCATTTTAACAATATCAAGTATATTCCTATCAACAGCTTTTTCAAAAAACTTAGCACCTGATCCTGGTCTTTGCCAATTTACATCCCCAATCATTTCGTGAACATGAGCAGCATACTTAGCACTAAACCCTAATATTACTGTGGGGTTTACTTTTGAAGAAGCTATCCCTTTTGCAGCACTTAAAACACTCTGATGATTACTCATCAAGGCTAATGGGTTTCTTTCTTTTTGCATCCTCCCTGCTTTAGACCTACTACCTGTAAAAGTAGGGGAACTTCCCATAGCAATTTTACTATTTGAAGTAACTAAGAAACGACTTGCCCTTAAATTGCTTAAATCAACAGGGGTTTTCGGTGATGTTTTTTCTACATCTCTTAACACAATTAAACCCCCTCTTATTAAACCTTTTAAAGTTTTACCCTCAATGACCTTAACTGCCTTATTGAGTTTTCTTTGTACTTTTTTTAATCCTATTAAATTAGCTTGTTTCATATTATCCACCAAACAAATATACTTTTCTTAGAGTATATCTACCTGTAAGACTTTTTACTTTTCTAAAAGCTTTAACAGCATAAGCAGTCTCAACCAATTTTGGATTTGCTATTTGTGCAGCGGATAAAGCAGAAACACTACCAAGGTGTATAAAACTATCAGGTATCACATCTTGATTTACATGCAAGATAGCTCTTGAGGCAAGTTCTTTACCCTCATAACTTGTAAATATCTCTTGTCTATCTTCCCATCTAACAGATATATCAACTCCACTGGAAAAAGTTAACTCATTATAAGCATTTTTTCCTGTTCTTACCCACAATACTGCTGTATCAGTTAAACGCTTTAAAATTTGCATGTAATCACCTTACCTATAACTTACTATGTATTTTTCAATTAAACACATATATCAATCTGAGAAGGACACTACTGCTGTAATACTTGCCTTGGTTTTATAGGTTGCTGCCATTTTACCACTTGTATCAAGAGTCATAACCATTTGACCATAAGTAGTTCCCTCTAACCCTTTTCCAAGTTTAGCATATTCCTCATTAGTATCACCACCTATCTCTTCCCTTTGGGTCTGTCTTTCCCTTGATGAAGAAATCAGGTGTGCAGTAAACCACTTTTCAATTTCTGTTAATAAACTAACACTCAACCCTTCTGAACCTAAAAGAGCAGTAATAATTAAATTAGCAGATGTGATCATAGAAGTAATATCATCATCAACTAATTCTGTATCAATAATAACTTTTACATCTGCTATATTTGTTCTATTAGCCATTATTTACCCCCTTTCCATAGTTTAGGAGTAATAAAATCCATTACTTCTTTTGGTTTCCACTCTAAACCTAACCACTCAATTGTTTCTTGCATTTGTTGATAATCAGAATTAACCATTCTTTCAGGCCAAATCACTTTAACATTAACACCTTCTTGGATTATCTCGATAAACTTTTCTTCATGTTTCCTTACCCAATATAACCATCCTTCTTTCTCATTTTTAGCACCTACTTTTCTTTGAATCTCAGGTCTGGCATATTTATTCATGAATCCAGTACGAAAACAGGATTGTATAATATCCGATGTTTTTCTCCTTACAATTATCCACTTAGCATTAGGAAAAGCATAAACCCATCCAGGCCAAATCAAACAAGCTTTTGCACATTTCCACATCCAGGGTTTTTCTTTTGACCACCCTTGCCCCTTTATAATTTTAATAATACTCTCTTGCAAATCATAAGGTATCAAAACATCTTTAGTCTCAGGTAAAGGATATTGTCCCAACTTATCAACATTCATACTATGCAATAAAGGTTTAAGTATCTTTTCCCTTAACTCATGATTCTCAAACATACCTTTTGCATTATATCTCCCTGGTCCAACTGTATTACCTTTCCATGCACCACAAATATTAACAACACCCCCAACCATTGATGTTCCTGATCTTGCTGCACCAACAATAATAACTGGTTTATCTGAATAATCTTTAACCATCAGTTAAGTCTCCAATGTTTATCTATCCAAGATTCATTTATTTCATGGGGTCGTGGATTTCCATGACAAGACACTATCCTCGCATCATAAGGTAACCCCCTGCCGTTATTAATATGATTTTTATAACTATACATTTGATCAGGATATAAATCTTGCAAAAACTTAAAGGGTTTCATTTTTCTATGATAACGGTAAACCCACCTTTCCCTTCCCTTTGTAAAATTAATAACCTTATCAGTATCCCCAACAAACTCATCCCAAATCCACTGATATGAACCACCATCAAAAGCAACCATATCACCACCAGACTCAGCAAGACCCCTAAATGTTCTTCTTGTGGAAAAATCACCTTTATAAGATAAAATATTATCCATATTACCTGTAATCACTACGTCTAAATCACAAGCAAATACTCTACCTTTAAAATCATAATCAGGATTAAAAACAGAATACTTAGGAAGACACCCTAACCATGATGGACTTTTTAGCTCATGTACTATTATATCACCATCAAAGAAATCAGCATCTAAAGTTGTTAAACAATGAAACTTAAATGGAATAGTTGTGTTTCTTTTAAAACCCTCATGCAATTTCCTAACATATTCAATACCTAACAACATGTCATCCCATCCAGGACGATCATTACCATTCCAATAAAAACAAACTATATTTACAGGCTTCATTTCCACACCTTTCTCATCCAAGGGTAATAGTGTATAGCAACATCATTTTTATGGGGCATACATAATAAAACTTTAACATCTTCACTTGGTTCACATTTCTTTCCTGATGTACAGTATCTTATTTTGTTTATCCATTTATCTGGAAATGTAGGCAAATCAGTACAATTATGTTTAATATAATCTTGATCACCCCTGAACTTCTTTATATCACTTTTTCCAAATTCAAAATACAAATCACTTAAAGCACCTTTATCAAATACCATAACAGAAGAATTATAACCATGTACTGTTTTATCATCTCCAGAAGCTTTACCAAAAGCTTTACAAATAATTACTGATTTATTAATTTCAATAAAAGGACTCAAATCTTGTAAAACTAACAAATCCAAATCCAAATACAAAAACCTATCTCCTGGAATATCATCTCTAAATAATTCAATCTTAGACCACCAACCTGGGTAATTATCTATCAAAGGGACACACTCTACATCTGGAATATCAATATTGGTTAAACAAAGAAATTTATGGGGAGTACTTAAATTTCTTTGTACCATATTTCTTAACTTATGAACCCAAAGAGCAGAATAACCCCTCTTACGAAAAGAACCCACCTTTAAGACACAAACAACAGTTAAACTATGATGTTTTTTAAGTATATTCATAATTATCAAAATCTACTTTATACTTTAATTTTAATATCTCTAAACTTTTTAAATTTAATTCTTCTTTCCCTAAATTCTTTTTAATATTACTTTTATTATCCCATCTTGGTGGTGGTAAGTCATCAGGCCAATTGTTCCAATCTTTGATATCTATCATAACAGTATCTTTGCCTTGTAAGAAAAAAGGTAATAAAGCAAACATAGGCCATAAATGTTTTCCTTTTTCTGTTAAACTAAAAACACTTTTTAATCTTAATGCAAAATTAGAAAAAGAAACCCCTCTACGAAAATTAAGTTTTCTAAAATCAAGATGAACATGTCTATAAACTTTATCTCTCCACAGACTTCTTAATCTATCGTAAGGCTCCCTTATAACCATAATCCATTTAAAATCAAGATAGTTATCTAAATTCTTTAAAAGGGTTACATAATGCAATGGCTCCTTATATCCTAAATCAAAAATAGCCATTCTTCTAATTGAAGAAGAAGCACATTTAGGAGCAAGGAAAAATAAATACTTTTCTTTAGGAAGTATTAATATTTGCTTTGTTAATATCATGTATTAACCCACCACATATAATCTGATTTAATATCAAAACTAAAATCTTCACCAAAATATCCCTCAACTGCTTTTATAACCCCTGGAAATCTCTCATAGCAAAAATCATGCCCACATAAAAGACCACCTTTTTTTACTTTAGGATACCAGTTTTTAATATCCAATAAAACCATCCCATAAGAATGATTAGCATCTATAAAAACACAATCAAAATAATTATCTTTTATTATTTCACTTGCTTCCTCACTCTTCATAGGATAAACAACAACCCTATTCATGTATGGTGATATTCTCTGATTCCATTTAACTCTATGTTTTCTAAATGAATCCTGACCTGAACCATCGTCTGGATAATAAGAAACTTCATGTAGAGTTAATTTAGAATGATGATCAAGTAAATATCGAGAAGTCATTCCTTTACCTGTACCAACTTGACATAAGTTCTTAATACCACGTTTTTTAATCTGTCTACTTATCCACTCAAACCTTTTCATCTAAAACCTCCTGCATAGACATTTTGGGAAAAACATCAACTCTACTTTTTGGATTAACATTAATAACCTCTATGTCTTTTAACTCACAATCAGTAGCAATCTTACCCCAACTCTTTAATTGTCTATTAAACACTTCTTCTTGATGTTTTAAATCAATAGGTACTCGTGGAGTTCGTAAACCCTCTTGTTGTTGTTTCTTAGTAGGTGTTTTAATTTTGTGTGGATAACCTGAATGAAAATGTACCCTGTCTTTAATGGGGTTTAAATACATATC